AGAAGCAGCAGCAAGGCAAAGGCCAAGGTGGTGGCTCAGGCGATCAGCAGAGTCACAACAACCAAGGCCCGGACGGTGAGCCTGACGGCACGATGGATACTCACATTCTCAACAGCGGTGCGGAGAGTGAAGTTGAGTGGAAACGTGCAGTCAAGACGGCAAGCGATGCGGCCAAGGCAATGGGTAAGATGCCCGCTGGATTGGAGCGTTTCGTTGATAGCCTGCTCAAGCCTAAGATTCCGTGGACAGAGAAGTTGAGACATGCGTTCACAAAGAAGATTGGGCGTGACGCATCTGACTGGAACCGGCTGCATCGGCGGCGCTACATCACGCAAGGCGTTATCATGCCGAGCTACAAGGGCTTCGGCTGCGGCGAGGTAGTGTTCGTGGTAGACACGTCTGGAAGTATGTCAGACGATGAGATGAAGCAAGGCTTGTCAGAGTGCGATGCTATCCTGACCGACTGTCACCCAGAGAATGTGTGGCTCATCGGTTGTGATGCACGTGTTGAGACAGTCATCGAGCTTGGTCCTCACGACACACTTGCCAACAACATCCCGCGCATGGGCGGTGGTGGAGGCACGTCCTTCGTTCCACCGTTCGAGTGGGTAGCAGAGAATGGCATTCGTCCAGCATGTCTTGTGTACTTCACTGACATGGGCGGCACATTTCCCGACTACGATCCGGGCTTCCCGGTGATCTGGTGTGACTGTTATGGTGGCAAACTTCCCAAGTCTGCCCCCGGAGAGAAGATCAGAGTGGAGTTGAAAGATGAGTCGCTTTAATCAGAAGTTCCGGCAGAAGATGCCCGGACGCGTCGCTAACCATTTCGACAAGTACATCCAGTTCATCAACCCTGTGCCATTCAACCCGTTTGAGGAAATCTACAAACCGGCGTGGCCCAAGGCTGAATGGGATGCCTGTAACCTGATGCTGGACTCCAAGTTCGCACGCCCCTATATAAACAAGGGCAACACGTTCAAGGTGTACGTATCAGACGATAGCAACAAATCGGAATGGCAGCGCGACTATGTGCAGTTCCACATGCCAGCAGGGGTGAAGTATCCATGCTGCAATATCGAACTGCTTGAGTGTCCTCAAGAGGTGATCGACAAGGTTAGGCCGTGGATGTCCAAAGGTCTGGCCTTGCGCAAGTTGCGTAGTGAGCTTTACAAACGCATCGAGCAATTACTGGATTGGGGATGGGACTGTCATAAACATTGGGACAGCTACAACGGCGGTTGGCGTGGAGGCCCAACAACCGGACAAGGCTGCAACACGATGGGACAGGTGAATCGTATCTGGCCCGAGTTAGTCGTGTACTTCCCGCCCGACGAGATAGCCAAAGTACGCAACGCGAATCAGAAGTCGCGACTACCTGCGTTCATCAAAGGTCATGGCACTCCGGGTATGTTCACGTGCGAAGAACGTCCTCACCATATCATCAGGTATCTTGAGGATGAGACAGATGACGGCAAACGGATTTACGGTTGCGAGATGGAGGACCCGTACACCGACGAGCAATGGGAGTTTGCCAAACGCAAGTTCGATGCACTGAATCACATACTCATTCAGATGTCACTCGTCAAGGACGTTCCCCACGTCCGCGACTACCCAGATATTCACGTGGGTAAGTAGTTTTCACAACCGTTGTGAACTCCCCGGCTGGTGCGAACTGGCCGGGGATTTTTTTGTCTCCGTCTGCAAATTTTCGCTTGACACCCCCGACCAGTGTGCTAATCTGTCCCATGCTATCTCATGTCTATCTCCATGAGGAACCCGCCAAAAGGGTGTGTGCGTGCAGCGACGGTTGCGCAACAATGAGCGGGGATACTGAAGGGCGGCACACGTGTCCTTCATCTAACACAAGAATAGCAGGCGACAGATGAAACACATAACAGAGAAGTTCCCTCTCATTGCGTCCGTTCTGGGCGCGTCGTGCTATTCCCTTTACGTCACAACCGTTGTGAACTTTCGATCCTTGGCTCGGGCTGCGTATGCGGCTCGGGCTTTTTTCATGTCCCGGTGAGGGACCGTTATCATCAGCACGAACTTGGAGGCATCAAGTGAAAAAGATACTCAACCTGCCCATTACCCTGTTCCTCGCTCTCGTCCTGCTATTCATCGCGGCGAAGGCAGCACAGGCTGATCCACCCGAACACGAATGCCCGCCCGGACACGTATACATTGGTTCATGTGTACCCAACGGCGGCGGTGAACCCGGACCCGTAGGACCACCGGGACCCGCTGGCCCGCCCGGACCCGCTGGCCCGCCCGGACCTCCCGGCGAAGATGGTCAGGACGGTCAGGACGGTGAACAAGGCCCACCGGGACCGCAGGGACCCGCAGGACCCGCAGGACCGCAGGGTGAGCCGGGGATTGTGAACTACAGCGAAGTGGACCGTATCATCGACCGCACCTACATGCACACGTGGGCAGCAATGCAAGCTGTGCAGATTCATCTGCCGCAGGACTCGTCATCGCGTCTGACAGCTTCTGGATCACGTGTTGGACATGCAACGGGCTTCGGCCTCGGCTACGCGTACAAGTTCGACCGCGACGACAACCTCGCTATCTCTGCCGGTATTGGCACGAGTGCTGGCGAAGAAGTCGGTGTCCTGTCTGTTGGCTTTGAGTTTGGCGGCGACCGTGGTAGCACGTATCGGTACGACGACGCGAATCTCAACAGGCGTATGAACGAGCTTGAGTATCGGCTGGCAGAGGCTGAGCGGCAGAACGCGGTAACTCGCGAATACTGCTCGGAGGCTGCTAACCGCACACACCGCATTTGCACAGCTAAGTAAGGGGAGCTTGGTGGACATCTTCACAGTCGATTTTGAAACGTACTACGACAAGGACTTTTCGCTGTCGAAGATGTCCACTGAGGATTACGTCATGGATGATCGGTTTGAGATCATCATGGTCGGAGTCAAGAAGAACGACGAACAAACGGAGGTGCTGTCATTTACAGACACAAGTCAATACCGGCAAGCACTGATCGACAGGGGAGTTCACCGTGGAGCGGTGTTGTGCCACAACACGCTTTTCGATGGTTTGATATTAGCCGCCCGACTTCAGATCATACCGCCGATGCTTTTAGATACCTTGGCTATGGCGCAAGCCACCCTAAAGCCGTTTCATCGGAGTATATCTCTAGCGTCCTGTCTGAAGCACAGGAAGTCACCCTTGGCGAAAGGTACTTACGTAGGGAATATGCTCGGTCGGAGGCTCGCTTCATTAAGTCCCTTGGAATTTCGGGAGTACGCACAGTACTGCTCCGACGACTGCGATGGTGAGTACTGGCTTTTCCAAGACATGAAGGAGATGCTGCCTCGCGACGAGTACCTCATCATCGACATGACGCTCCGCATGTATCTGGAGCCGCAGTTCGTTCTCGACGCTGACACGTGTAACGGCGTGCTGGCAGACGAACGCGAGAAGAAACGCAAGCTGCTCAAGGCGCTGCCCAATCACGTGGAGCCTAGCGACCTGACTAGCAACCCCAAATTCGCAAAGGTGCTGGAGAAGTTCGGCGTTGAAGTTCCGTACAAGATCAGCCCCACAACCCTGAAACCCACATACGCGTTTGCAAAGAACGATCCCGAATTCAAGGACCTTGAAGATGAGTATGCCGATGACCCCATTGTGTCCTCTCTGCTCGCGGCCCGTTTGGGTCTCAAGTCCACCATTGGTGAAACTCGCGCCAGACGATTCCTCGACATTGCACAACAGTACAGACAGCTACGCGTGCCGTTGCGATACTACGGTGCGCACACAGGCCGCTATAGTGGCATGGAGAAAATCAACTGCCAGAATCTCCCGCGAATCCCTCGGGGGGCCACGAACCGAAATCACCTTCGGTATGCAGTTACCGTCCCGGAAGGGTACGTAGTCCTCGCCTCTGACCTGTCTCAGATCGAAGCACGCATGAACGCATGGCTCAGCAACTGTACTGCTCTGCTGGGTGTGTTCGCTAACAAGGGCGACCCCTACTGTGCGTTTGCAACACGTGCATACGGACGAGAGATCATCAAGGGGAGAGACGATCACGAACGCTTCATCGGCAAGACTTGTGTCCTCGGCCTCGGCTACGGCATGGGTGCGAAGAAGCTACAAGCCACGCTCCGCAAGGATGGTGTGAAGATGGAGTTCCATGAGGTGCAGCGGCTCGTTGACGTGTACCGAGAGACGTTCCATGAGATTCCCGCCCTTTGGCGCAGGTGTGACGAGATCATTAAGCAGATGGCCGCTGGTGAGGCGATGTGTATGGTGGGTCCAGTCATGTGTACCAAGGACCGGCTCACGCTACCGAACGGCATGGCTATCTACTACCACAACCTTCGCTTCATAGACACGAGCAAGTACCGTGGCTGGAGCTTCACCTACGCCGAGCGCCCGAAAACAATCTGGGGAGGCACGATGGTGGAGAACCTCTGCCAAGCCCTCGCCCGCATCACCATTACCGAACACATGTTGAACATTCGCAAGCGGCTGAATCTCCGGCCAGCGTTGCAAGCGCACGACGAACTCGTGTATGTTGTGAAGGAGAAGTTCGCCGACCGTTACCGGGAGGCGCTTGAAAAACTAATGAGAACCCCGCCTAGCTTTGCGCCCGATCTTCCGATTGACGCAGAAGCAGCGTGGGGTCAAACCTATGGAGACGCCAAGTGAGCTACAACCAATACCCGGAACGCACCGAGGTCAGCTTCCAGCTACCGGATTACGTCTACACCATGCCGGTGGAATACACGGCGCACGACACACCCCCCAAAATCGAAAAGTTCCTGCATGACTGTGGCTGGTCATACGCCATGAACGACCCGAACACGATGGAGGTGCTGTACCAGAAGCACGTGGAGATGGATGCCGGTACGCTGTACTACAGGTGGTACGAAGCGATGGCCTATGAGTTCTGGAAATTCCTAACGATTAGCTCAGGGAGCGATAAATGAAGTTCAAAACAGCGTGGTCCTATTCAGTCCTGTCGATGTTCGAGCAGTGCAGGAAGAAGTTCTATCACCTCAAAGTCGCCAAGGATGCAAGGGACTCGGACTCGTCATTCGCAGGGGAGGGCAAGGAAGTCCACGACGCAATGTTCAAACGCGTCATCAAAGGGGTTCCGCTTCCGCTACCGATCCGGCACTACGAGAAGTTCGCCGCTCGGTTTGCGGACGCGGAGGGAGAGAAGCATGGCGAGATGAAGCTGTGCCTTAACTCCGGGTTCCAACCTGTCGACTGGTTCGCCAAGGACGCATGGGTACGCGCTATCGTTGACCTGCTGATCGTCCGTGGTGACACAGTAATCATCGTGGACTGGAAGACCGGGAAAGTGCGTATTGACTGGACGCAGTTGGAGCTAACCGCTGCCATTGTTTCCAGACTCATGCCAGAGATCAAGCATTTCCAACTCGTGTTCGTGTGGTTACGCGAAGGCAAGATCAACACCAAGAAGCTGGAGAAAGGACAGATGCGGGAAGTCTGGTCTGACCTTCTGCCACGTGTGAAAGCAATCGAAGTCGCGAAGAAGACCACCGACTTCCCGGCAACTGAATCGGGGCTGTGCCGCTACTGTCCGGTCAGCCAATGCCCGCACTATGTCGAACGTATTGAAGACTAGCCCGTTAGTTCCGGGTGTATGGAGTTCTAACACGCTCGAAGTTTATAAGGAGCAGATAGAGATGGCGACAATGATAGGTAACGGCAAAGGCCAACTGGCAGCGGCCTATGCGTTGAAAGTTTTAATCCCAATCGACATATTATGGGAAAATGTTTACCGCATCGACACGTCCCGCCGACTGGAGACGGACGACTACATCCTCAAGATCACGTTCTTCAACGACGAGTCAGTGAAGTTGCCGTTCGACTGGAAGACTATCGGCGACGAGGAAGTGATGATACCGCGTCCACCCGAGGACGATTTCGAGGCTTGGAAAGCAGACGCGATCATGCGGTGCGAAGCGGGGGGTGATTTCTATGATCGCCCAAAACCGCAAGCGTTCAGTCAGGTGGGCGCATTGTCGGCGTCATCAATGGCCCAGCAGGGACTGAACGCGTCGTATCGTCAGCTCCTCAACACGACGCAGCAGCAACGTACCACGCAGCAGTTAGGGCAGGCTACAGCGAGCCGGAAGCAAGGCAAATCGTTTCTGACTGGCTTACTGGGAGGATGGGGACAATAAAATGACCGGGAACAGCCGCGAAATCGAAGCAGGTCAGCATCTGAAGGATCAGATCGACAGGTACATGAACTACCGCTATTGCGATGCGTTCATACGCGACATTGGCGATCCACTCATCCATGTGAACTGCAAATGGGACCCGAGATATTTGGTTTACAATTTTGAGGTGGAGACGCGATCACGTTTTCCTGAAGCACCTATATTCAAAGTGGGGCTGCGCGTCGATATGGACACACTCTATCAAGTCCCTAACACAAACGACAGGTTCCAGTGGTTACTGTACGCCTGTCAGGACATCCTACCGAAAGTCGATACCGGGCTGTTCTCGTGTTGGTTCGCTAACCACCTGCCAGACACGCTCCAAGGAGCATACAGATCACGTATATTGAAAGCCATCGAAAACGTCCGGCTACTGCCGTTCAATGGCAGGGAAGACAAGATCGACCGTGGCTCTCTCGCTGTCGTATATCTGCGTAACGGCGGTCAGTGGCGTGAGACTATTATGAACATCGAGCAAGACCCTGAAGCCTTCCTCGCTAACCTACTCATGTTGGTGCCGTAATGGGAATGACACCCGAAGGCAAAGTCAAAGCTCGCGTCAAGAAGATGCTACAAATCTTCGAGGCGTACCAACACTGGCCGGTGCAAGCTGGCTACGGCAAACCGTGTCTCGACTGTCACTTCTGCTTCAATGGCTACTACGCCGCCGTGGAGACGAAGGCCCCCGGTAAAAACCTCACGCCACGGCAGCAGATGACCAAAGAGGAAATCGAAGACGCTGGCGGTAAGGTGTTCGTGATCGGGCGTTGGAAGAAGGGTCAGGAGATCGGAGGCAAGGGTACGGGCCTGTTCTGTGACGAGGAATACTCCGGTCTGAATGAGCTACGTGAATGGCTAGAGGCGCATGATGAACGCAACCCGTAAGGTCCAGTTCGACGGACAGGACATCATTGTTCCTGACAACCGTTACGTATCTTCGCTGCTTGACTTGCAGCCGGGTTCCCGTGCAAAGCACGATATTGAAATCACACGCCTGTTACGAAACTTAGGCTACATCGTCCCGGCTCCTATCGTGCGGCAATACGAGTGGCCCGACAACCCGCCACCCTTCCGCACGCAGAAGATCACGGCGGCGCTGTTGCAGATGAACCGCCGCGCATACGTACTTTCCGAGATGGGTACAGGTAAAACCCGAGCCGCCCTGTTCGCTTGCGATCACATGCTGCGAGTCGGCGAGATCAAGAGGGTGCTCATCGTTGCACCGCTCTCGACACTCTCGCCTGTATGGGACCGGGAAATCTATCAGTACTTCGGACATCATTCCGCTGTTGTCGTACACGGCACTCGTGCCAAGCGGCAGAAGCTGCTCAAGGAGCACCACGACTACTACATAATCAACCACGATGGAATCGGGACTGTTCTCTCTGAACTCCTGTCCATGAAGTTCGACGCGATCATCGTTGACGAGGTAGGCGCATTCCGTAACAAATCGACGGAGCGTTGGAAGAACCTCAACAAGCTCGTGACGAACGCCCGCTACGCTTGGGGAATGACCGGCTCGCCAACACCGAACGAGCCAACTGATGCGTGGGGTATTGCGATGCTGCTAACGCCCCGTAATGCCCCGCGCTACTTTAAGGAATTCCAGCGGCAGACGATGACGCAGATCACGCAGTTCAAGTGGATCGCAAAGCCCGATGCCAATGATCGCGTGTACCAGATGTTGCAGCCTGCGGTGAGGTATAGACGAGACGACTGTGTGGAGCTTCCCCCGGTATCCTACAGGGACGTCGAACTCGACCCCTCGCCGCAGGTTGCATCCACCTACAAGAAGATGATGACCGCACTGAAGACCGCGTTCCAAGAGGGCCGCATCACGGCTGCGAACGAGGGCGTGCTTTTTATGAAGCTGTTACAAATCTCGTGCGGCTGGGTCTACACGGACAAGAAAGGTATCGTGCGGCTCGATAATACACAACGCGTGAATGAAGTGAAGGACCTGATAGACGAGTCGCTCGGCAAGGTGATCGTCTTCGCCAACTTCACTCACGCTGCCGAGGGCCTCCACCAACGCCTGTTGAAAATGAAGGTCGATTGCTCGCTGGTGCATGGCGGCACGAACAAGAAACACCGTGACCAAATCTTCGCTGCCTTCCAGACATCAGATTCCCCACGCGTGATAGTAGCCCACCCTCAGTGCATGGCACACGGCCTGACGCTGACCTCTGCCAGCACGATCATCTGGTTCACGCCGACGACCTCGCTGGAAATTTACGAGCAAGCGAACGCTCGCATCACGCGACCGGGGCAGAAGCACAAGGCTCTGATTATTCACTTGCAATCCACGGCCATAGAGCGCAAAATTTATAAACGTCTCCAGAAAAAAGCATCATTACAGGGGGCGCTACTCGACATGTTTGACGACAACTAGAGGCGACACATGAAAGCAATCCGTAACTGGCTCAACCGTTGGCGACTTCGCCGTATCGTTCGCGCACTCGAATACGCAACTGACTACGGGCTTAAAAAAGAAGTTCGCGATTTCGCTGCTGCAATGGAAGCAACGCTCACGATGGCAGCGGGGGCAAAGACCAACGACGAACTACTCATTCAATGCACCAAGCAAGAGCTTGGCTGTTTCATCACATACATGGCGCGGTTGCATACCAGCAAAGAATCGCTGTTGCTACGCGCCCGTATCGGGCTGGCAACGCTGGCCTGTAAAGACTCCGGCGTGCTGGGCGAAGACCCACTCGACTTTTATAAACGAGAACTAGGCAAAGCCCGGAGATCGAAAGACGACAAACGCATACAACTCCTAAAGTGAGGCGACCATGAAACCATCAGAAATGATCCACAAATACGTCGCGATCCGTGACGCAAAGAAACGAGCGCAAGATGCGTTCAAGTTAGAAACCGAGCGTATGAACCAAGCTCTCGCTAAGCTGGAGGCGCTGATGCTGGAGCATCTCGACGCTGAAGGTGCTGAGTCCGTGAAGACGGAGTTCGGCACTGTGTTCAAGAAGACCCGCTCGTCGTGTTCGGTCAAAGACCGCGACGCGTTTTACCAGTTTGCGGTTGATACCGGAAACCTCGGCGCTATCGACATGAAGGCGAACGCTAAGGCTGTTCGCGAACTTCTTGAGAAAGGCGTGGAAGTCCCCGGTGTCAATTTCAACCAATCAATCGAAGTCGGTGTAAGGAGAAAGTCGAATGGGTAAGGAACTGGCGATTGCCAAAACAAATCTGCCCGCGCATCTACAGAAAGCTGCGCTTGAGGGCATCAAAGAATTCTCTGGTGGCGTGCAGTCCGGGTTCCCGGTCATCTCCTACCGGGGCAAGACATGGCGTGTGAAGTCCAGCGGAGACGAGCAGGTTTACGTGGATGATAACGGAGACGCAATCCAGACCATCGAAGGTGTGCTGATCCGCTCCAACGAGCGCCTGTCGAAGACGTATTACAAGGGTAAATACAAAGAAGGTGACTCGGGCAAGCCTGCCTGTTGGTCATCGGACGGTGTTCGCCCGGACAGCGAGGTTCCCGAACCAATCAATTCGCTGTGTGATTCTTGCCCGATGAACGTCTGGGGTTCGCGTACCTCCGACGAGGGCAAGAAGATGAAAGCGTGTCAGGATGTCCGTCGCGTTGCGTGGATTTTCCGGCACGAGTTGGAAGCGTTTGCAGAGGGCGAGAAGTCGATTGACGAAGTGCCTGTAATGCTGCTGCGCTGCCCGCCCGCCAGCCTCAACCCCCTGAAGGATTATGCTGAACGCATTCTCGCGCCGAAAGGTGCAGCGCCGTTCATGCTGTTCACCAAGATCGGGTTCGACACAGATGCGTCGTATCCGAAATTGACCTTCAAGGGTTCACAGTGGCTGGATGAAGATGAGTTCGGCGCGGTGTCGGAGCTTCGCGACTCTGACATTGTTAAGCGTATCCTTGATACGTCTGCTGAGCACGTGAACGAGGGAAATACCGGGGAAGGTGATGATGCAGCGAGTAGCGCGTCGACCGCGAAAGCAGAAGCACCCGAACCGGCTCCCTCGGGATCGTCTGAGGAGGAGGCCAACTTCTCCGAAGCAGATGATGACGACATCGCGCCACCGTCTCGCGCTGCTGCTGTAGAAGAACAGGCAGCGGAAGACGAAATTGAGCAACCCCCCAAGCCTTCCAAAAAGAAGGCTAAAAAGAAGTCAGTGAAGCCGAAAGTCGAAGCTGAGTCGCCCAGCGACGATGACGACGACATTGACGACATGCTTAGCTCGATCCTCGACTAAGCGTCCGGGGTCGGCGTCGGTCCTCCCCGGCGTCGGCCCCAATTTTGGGGTTGCGAGATGGAATTACGAGAGTTCTTACAACATGTCGTTCCAGAGGGGAACATCTGTATCGCGGAGCACGCGACGATTGATGACAAGAAGGTCTTCATTCACTACGCGCTTACAGACCACGACAAGGCGGCGAACCTTGCCACGTTCCTCGACGGAAAAGGGAAGACGGTCTACTTTGCGCTGGCCTCTTTCAAAGAGACATTCACGAACCCGAAAGGTAAGCCTCGGGTCAAGCGCACACAGAAAAATGTTGAGAGGTTGAAGGCAATATGGCTGGACATCGACTTCAAGGACTGCCCGAAGGAGGAGCTAGTACCCAAATTGGGGACGTTCCTACACAAAACGGGTATGCCGAAACCGAGCATGATCGTAAACAGCGGCGGGGGACTCCACGTCTATTGGGTCCTCTCATCACCGATTTCTCCGGCAGAGTGGGTTCCGTTAGCGGAGGGACTGAAAAAGCTCTGCAAGGATCACGACCTGCCAGCGGATCACGTATGCACGAGCGATCAGGCGAGAGTGCTACGCCCGATCCAGACGCACAACCGTAAGTACGGTGAAGACTGTCTGGTTAGGCTCGTTGCAGAGTCTGGGTCTGGGACTGAAATTGAGTACGATTACGCCGAGCTTCGCGAATCCCTTCCAGATGTGGACATCGGGCAACTTCCTGCACACCTTCGAGGCGTTTCAGCCTCCGTCCGAGAATATAGTGCTACTAACGCCGCTCGAAAGGTCGATACAAAAGCTGTCATTCAGAATTGTGCAGTACTCAAACACGTGCTCCGCACAGGAGGTAGTGAACAGTCTGAACCAGAGTGGAACGCAACGCTCTTGGTACTCAAATATCTTGACGAGGGAGCCAAGCTGGTCCACCCATTTTCAAAGGGTCATATCGACTATACACCTGCTGCGACAGATGAAAAGTGGCAGCAAAAGCTCGACGCTGACACGTCCGGGCCGACGCATTGCGCCACGCTCGAACAGTACGGTCACACTGGACGCTGCCAAACGTGTCCCATATACAAGAGCAAGAAGCACAAGACACCGCTCGCCCTTGGATACGTAAATGACGAACCCGAAACCCCAAAACCCAAAACCGCTCCAGTTGGTAAACTGGTGTCCGTCGCCACCCCAACCCATGACTATCCGAATGGTTGGCGCGACGTACACGGTAATGAAGGAACAGAGCGTAAAGTTCTCGAAGATGGCGAGTGGGTATGGAACCGAGTCCTCAACAGAACGTGGCGACTGAAAGAAGCGCAACGTGCTATCGGGACCGGGCTGTCTACCATACGTGTGGAAGCAGCGCAGAAGTCTGGAAAGAGGATAACGGTAGATGTCCCCGGAGCATTCCTTTCCGGGTGTCCTGAACTTTGGAAACTGCTGGGAGAAAACGGTGCGCCGTTGCTCGCCAGCGAGAAACCGCATTGGTGTCACCTTATGGCTACTTGGCTAGGAAAACTTCAAGAGGAGAATGCAGAACTCGATACCGTCGAACGCTTCGGTTGGGTACGCGATTCTGACCCGGACAATCCGGTGCTTCGCGGCTTCTCCCACGGCAACAAGACATTCATGGAGGACGGTAAGGACAAAGAAACTGTCCGCGTCCAACGTGAGCACGAGCAGATCGGTAAACTCTATAAGCCTGTTGGGAAACTGGAAGGCTGGAAGGAAGCTGCACGTTACATAACGCAACAGAACAATCCGGCGTTTACAGCTATCCTCGCTTCGGCGTTTGCCGCCCCGCTCATCACATTCGCGGACCTCCCCGGTGCTGTGCTGACAATCGTCAGTACCGAGTCTGGCATCGGTAAGACGTCCGCGCTCCGTACTGCTCAGGCGGTATGGGGTTCCCCGCAGAAGGCCATGAACTCCACCGGGGACACGGCCTTGTCGATCACGAAGAAGATCGGGTTCATCAACAATCTCCCGGCGTATTGGGATGAAATCAGGGGGCAGCAGGCGCTTGATAGTTTCTATAACGTAGCGTTTGACGTCGCGCAAGGTAAAGAGAAGACTCGACTGAACCAGTCTGCACAACTTAGAGAAGTGCATGACTGGCAGACTATGGTGATCGCCGCGAGCAACGATTCGCTGTTCGACTTCATGGCTATGAAGGGCGGTCACAGCAATGCCAGTATCGCACGCACGTTTGAAATCGTGGTCGATGGCGGGACCATTATCCCCGACCTGAATGCGCATCCTATCTTTGGTGCGCTCGACCTGAACTACGGCCATGCCGGTCAGGTCTATGCCAAACACCTGTCACGAAACCACAAGAAGATCGCGGAGCGGGTACAGAAGATGCTCGACAAAATCCGCTCGTGGGCTGTTTCAGGTGGCGAACGCTTCTGGTGCGCCATCATTGCCTGCCTGATCGTCGGGGCAAGTGAGGCAAAGCGTTGCGGTGTCGCCGACATCGACATCAATACCCTAGCCTCCTTTCTCCGTGACAATCTGCTTCGCTTGCGTCGGCGAACAGGCACGGCAATGTCCACCACTTCGCCTCGGGAGCTTGTTGGCGACTACACGCAGCACTTCCAGAACGGCGAAATGATTATCGACAAATTCCCGGCTCCGAGGGAGCGAGGATACACACCCCAAATCCTCAAACCCCCGAAGTCGGGTCTCATGTATGTTCGTGCTGGTCACATCTACCGATTCCGCAAGAACGATTTCACAACATGGTTGAGACAATCGAAAAACTTGCAGTATTCGACGATAGAGCCGGAACTCATCAAGCAAGTCGGTATGCAGGAGTACAACACCATGCTCGGTATCGGCACGAATTACCAACTCGCGAAGACCGCTGTAATCGAAGTCTTCATGGACCCGGAGCATACCGAATTGGGTATATCACATGAATGAGCTACTTGCAGGGCTGGCCTATTTCGTCTTCGTTTTCTTCAAGGCGTTCCAACAGCGCAACGTGGCTTTCATGCACTATAAGCTGGTGATGCCCACGAGCTACCTGATGGCCTGTACCGAGGTTTTCGTCATATCGCTGGTAGCGCACGAGGCAGTGAAAGGTCTCTCGTGGGGCCTTCTCTGGTTCGCGCTCACCATCGGTACTGGTGGTGGCCTCGGCGCAGTCATTGCAATGTGGCTCCACCACCGTCATGTGGGTGTGAAAAAATAGCCCACCTTAAATTTACCAAAAAAACTACAGTAGGATTTTGAAATGGCCGATGCCGACCTTGATAGATACACCCCCAAATGCACATGCGACAGATACCAGTACTGCGAGCATTGCGCTCCCAGCTTGTACGAGAACCGGAAGGTCTTCGAGTTGGTCAAGGAACAGACCGCTGAGATAAAAGACACCAACCCGAAGGATGCCATCGGCATGACCAAGCTCCCGATGCACCTGATCCCCGGTACAGCTAAGGCCCACCTTGCGCTGGCCTTTCTTGAAGGGGCGCTCAAGTATGGCAAGTACAACTGGCGGGTCGCCGGGGTGCGGAGCAGCATCTATCTCGACGCGCTGGAACGCCATCTGGAGAAGTACAAGAACGGTGAGGACACGGACCCGAAGACCCGCGTCAGTCACCTTGCCTCTGTCATGGCCTGCGCTGCGATCATCCTCGACGCCTCTGCCAAGGGCAAGCTGACGGACGACCGCCCACCCGCTGCCCCGACCGCCGAAATTATCGACGCGTTCGCAGAGCATGTGCTATATTTGCAGGACCTGTACCGGGACGAGAACCCGCACCAATACACCATCGAGGACGATCATGGCACAGCTAACCCTCACCGTTGATGACACCCACGTAGACCGCATCCGAGCAGCCTACGCTGCGCCTGACCAAGACCCGGCCACTGTAGCCGTAGAAGACGTGCGTCAGGACCTCATCAGATACCTCGTAAGGAAGGTCCGCGTCTATGAGGACAAGCAGGCTCGCATAGCAGCCGAAGCCGCCATAACGGACGTCACGGTGTCCTGATGGGCGCTCGCGAACGATCCAAGGCGTACTACGACAAGTATCACGGTACGCCCGAGGCCAAGAAGGAACGTGCCGCACGCAACAAGGCACGCCGGGAGGCCATGAAGAAGGGCAAGGTCAAGAAGGGGGACGGCAAGGAGCTTGACCACATCGTCCCGCTGTCGAAGGGTGGCAGCAAGTCAACTAAGAACACGCGTGTTGTGAGCCGCAAGAAGAATCGCAGCTACCCACGCGACGCTAAGAATCGTCCGATTTAAGGAACGGGTCCTTCAGTCTGGCTATCTTCAGCCCGAAGTCCTTGCACAGTTTCCTGAATGCGAACTTAGGTAACACGCGATACGCATTCAGCAGGTGCATATAGACGCACGTGAATTCTGGGCCGTGCGTCTCATACTTTTCAAACAGGTGATCCACAATCCAGTGAGCTAGTTCGTGCAGCAGGGTCTGCGTGTTCTGGCCGTGGAAGTCGGCGTTCAGGTAAATCTTCTTGTCGTCAGCGTAGCCCATGAACCTGTCCTTGTCTCGACCGATCACGAGGCGGGGCCGAGGGACCCTGTATTTGCGGCAGGCGTGCGTAACGATGTCCTCTAGGCATGTACGGTCGGTACGTGTAAATATGGAGCCTCCGTCGAACTCACGCTCCATACGGTACATGCGTCGCCGCTGGGGGTCGGACTTCTGGTCAGGCTTCAGCCTCGGTGGTGGATGAGTGAACCACTTACTAATCACATGCGCCATTTTCCATCAATGATGGGCAGAATAGCCCGTTTGCCGTTCGCGTAGAGTACCACGTGGGCTTGGAGCCATCCAGAGGGTCCGCTGTTGTAATCCACCCGCAGGGGTGTCGACGTCCCGGCCTGATAGCAGCCCTCCTCAATGCCGGGGCTGTGGCTGTGGCCGACGATGGTCTTGACCCCGATCCGGCGCAGGTTCTCCCTGCTACCCCGCGTGCCGTTCGGCCCTTGGTCGCCGTGCAGGGATAGCTCCACGCCGCCCAGCATGAATGACTCATCACGTTTCAAACACCTGATAGGAGCGTTGGCCTTGAGCTTCTCGACCCAGTAGGTGAACGGGTGGGGGCAGGCTTCACCAGCTTTTATGGACCGGACTAAATGTAGGGCGGTCTCTAAATAGAACTCAGAGTTGTCGGGGTCGGCCCGCCAGTCCTGCTCCCGCAGCCAGCGTGCCAGAAAGTCGTCGTGGTTGGAGGCCACCAGAACGCCTGAGCGCCCGTGACAGACCTGCGCCAGCCACATGACGTCTTGCATCACTTCCTCTTTGACAAGGTGAAGGAGGCTGACACGCTTCGCCACCTGCGCAAATGGGTCCTTCTTCGTGTGATGGTTGGTGGAAACGCCATCGTGGAGGTCGTGGAAGATCAGGTGTTGGGGGTTCAGGGTCTTGACCATGCTGGTTGCGTCGTGAAACGTCACACGTTCCACATTCTTATCCATCGTGGCCCTGTGGGTATCTCCCAACACAAGTGCCAAAGCTGGGTCTGCATGTGCTACCCCACTGGGGGAGTATTCGTATTCGAGGTCGATGAACGAACCATCAGACATAGCATTCACGTGTCTCATAAAGAACGCCTTGCCGACGATCTCCACGACAATGGCAGCGAGGGCATGGTGGAACTCGCCCTTCTTGCCAGCCTTGGAGTCGGTGTAGTTCTTCATCGTGACTGCCCCGGTGGTCGTGAGGATTTTGGGGTAGCGGTCAGACGGCGTGGCAATGGTCGTCATCTGGAGCTTGGTGTGACCGAGGATGCCAGAGGACGAACCAGTGATGGACTCGAAACCCGACAGCGGTTTGGTAGCGGTCGGCACAGTCTTGATGTCAGCGAGCAGCGTCAAGTTCTCGTTGAGTTTCTTGCGCTGGTTGTAAAGGTAGGGCGCTAGTACCGGGTCCCACACTTCCGCGTTCTCTTGCGAATCCGTCCACTTCGATGTCGGGTTCTTGTAGCGGAGCGGGATGACAACGAGTTCAGCGTCGTTGTAGTCGCAGTAGGTTCGCAGCGCACCGAAGAACCCATCGTGGATCGGCGTTGCATTCTGTGCCGAGGTGATGACGAAGCGTTTGATGCCGCCCAAGGCTCGACGGAACTGCGGATTCTTGTCGCCCTCCCTCTCGTTGCCAGCCTGATCCCTGAACGGAGCGTCAGGGTTTGTGGTGGAGTAACACATGTTCCGGTCGCCTGTGGATTCACGGCAGGTCCAGCGTTGCTTACCGGCAGGTGTCTTCGGGCCTTTGCGTAGGGTCTTGCGCTTGCACTTCGGACAAACCTTATTCGTCGAAGTACGGCTCCCCGTACTTTTCGTAGTACCTTGCTTTCCTTTCATCTATGTTGGCTCCATATCGTCTGAACCGTTGCTCACGTTCCCGTTGCGACTTCTGGTTCCTCATCAGTTGCGAGATCGTGATGCGCTCCTCTTTTGGACGGCCACGGTTATATTCCATGATGTCGCGTCGAAGCTGACGTCGCTCACCGGCATCGGCGTTACGGTAACTCCGCAT